ATGCCCTGAGCCATCTTGCCAATAATAATGAGAGCCGGTCCAATTGCTGCAGCTATCACCACACCAATGCCAACCATCTTCTGCTGACCTTCAGTGAGTCCATTGAACTTCTCAATCATGCCGGACAGTCCTGCCACAAAGCTGTTGATTGCAGGCAGTGCATCAGCCATCAGCGTCTCAGCCACATTGCCAAACTCATTCTGAAGCTTTGCCACCTTACCTGCAGTAGTAGCACCGAAGGCTTCAGCGGATCCACCGAACTCCTTATTCAACTCTGCAAGAATCACCTTCTGAGCACCCATAGTGTCACCGGCTTCCTGCATAGTTTGGATCTGCTTCTTCTGATCTTCCGTGAAGGAGACACCAACCTTTGACAGTGCAGTGAGTCCCTTCATAGGATCATTCAAAGCCTTACCAAGTTGAATGGCTTGAGCCTTCATAGCTTCAGCAGACGGGACGGCTCCACCGTTCATGGCAGTTGCCATGTCCAGAGTCATCTTGGTTGCTTGGTTGAAGATGTCATTGTTCTCACCAACGCCGTTCTTGATGTTGGTGAATGTCAATAGCATATTCTCACCGGTCATGACGGCTTCAGCTTCTACACCCGTGAGCTTCTCAAGCTCATCAGCAAGACCCGTGACCTGTTCTTTGGTAACGTTTGCAGCACCGCCGGTGGACTTGATCACGGCAGCGGTCTGAGCACCAAGCACTTCAACTCCTTGAAGAGCCTGAATAGTAGCTGCACCAAGTGCAACAATAGGAAGGGTGACACCCAAAGACATCCCCTTCCCTACATCTGTCATCTTGGCACCGGCTTTGTCAAGACCGTCAGTGAATCCCTTCATTCCAGAGGTAGACTCTTTGACCTGCTTGGCTGTTTCACCAATAGAGTCATTCATCTTCTGGATCTCATTGAGACCTTCAGCTTTGGCTCTAGCTACAATGCTTAATGTTTTTTGCTCCATAGTTTGATTATACCTTCTAGCTTGCCAAAAAGCTGCTGCTTATCTGTCATAAGTATGACATAGACCCTCTCCTTCAACCAGTCAGGTTGCTCATCCATGATCTCAGTGGTCCAACCAGTTCCGGCTGCAATCACTGCTTCTATGGTCTCCTGATCTGCAGCCGGTGGGAACTTGGTGGAAGGATCAACTAGCTTTTGGTACTGCTTGGACCACCGGCTTTTTTTGACTTGTCAACCGGCTTGGTGATCTCTTCAATCTTCTCCATGAGTTCATCATAGTCATTGGAGTGCATATCAAGCACACGGTCCAAGACATTCTCACGGCTGCCATCTAACTGAACAACCATCAATTCAATGGTCTTGTCAGTGGAAGCATCCATGTCTTCCATAGGCACGGGATCAGATTCACCCTTGCCGTCTTTGATGGTCATGTTCTTGCCACCCCATAGGGCATTCTTGATCAGACGCTTCTCACGTCCGGTCAGGTAGTCACGAAGTTCAACGGTGTGATTGCCGGACTTCAGTTTGTATTCAGTGGTTGGCTTTGAGCTATTTTCAGTAGTCATTGCATTGGTCTCCAATCTTATTATTATCAAGTCAATTATAGCACAAGAAGCGTGAGCACTAAGGCACCACGCTTCTCTGTTCAACTATGCTGCTTGAGGTGTCATGAGTGATCTCCTAAGCGTATGATGCAGTTGTGTTCCGGACTTTGTAGTTGAAGAACTGTCCAGTGTTTGCATCCAAGTAACCGTTGATTGAGAGGGTCTGAGGGATGAGGTCATCAGCACCATAGTCAGGTTCCCAATTCTCAATCATTGCGAACGGCAGATCAATCTGGATTGACGGGTGAGTGTCAGTTCCAATGACTGCATCAGTGGCTTCAATCTCCAAACGGAGTGCAAGCTCAGTGTCATTCTTCCAGTAGTTCTTGAACGTCTGAGAGTTATAGAAGATCTCAACTTCACCGCTGATCTCCATCCGTCCGTTCCGGGGATTGACCTTCTTGTTGCCAAGTGACTCTTTGCGGATCAAGTTCTTGTTGAACTCAATGGATGCACGCCGGACATCTGCAATCTCAGTTGCAGCGTCAAGGTCTCCACCCTTTGCAACAATGTAGACATGAGCGTCAGACGGTACGAACTCAAGCTCTTGAGTGTGAGCAGGTGTGTTGGCAACTGCAGTTGGCTCTTCACTCAGGAAGTTGGCAGTCATCTTTGCATAGTCATCAGTTGCAAACTCTAGTGACAGGCTGTTCAGCATGGCACCGGGGAAGCGTGAGTCAGCAAGACCACCTTCCTTGATTGCAAGAGTATATGACGGATGAGTGTTGGTGTTGAGCAGGGAACCGGTGTGATCATATGCACCTGTCTGACCAACTACTGCAGCAGTGGTTGGAACCTGACCGGCAACCATGACAAGGAAGTCAACAATAGCAGCATCAAAGATCTTGGCAGTGATGTCACCTTCACCATAACGCCTGATAGTAGCTTGACCACTGTTCTTGGCAAGGTGATTGTAGGAACTCTCATTCATGATCTTGTCTGCACGGGGGAAGAAGCTCAGTTCATACTTCCCAATCCAACGTGTAGCAGGGACGGCAGTGCCCCGTGTCGTCTCTTTGCCATATCCAACGGCAACAAGTGCTCCAATAATATCATCCATTATGACTGTTCCTTCCCTGCTTTATGCATTTTCTTAGCCTTATCACCTGCTTCTTTGACGGTCCGTGCAACAACATGGTACACATGACCTTCAACATCTACTGAATAATTGGTGTAACCTTCAGCAACCTTGAGGTCTGAAGCCTTGTGTTCCACTGTTTGATCTGATTCCGTTGACATATGATGCTCTCCTTACTTCATATTATACTCATAATGATAACTCTACAACAAGCTTATGGCTGCAGACCCTATGGCTTCAGCTGATTATGCTTGATCTCAATCTCCAAAGTGCCCTCATAGAGCAACATGCCACGCCCTCTTCCCTCAATGTTTGGACGGATCCGGGCACGGGTCTCTGATCCAAGATCTATATAGAGCCGGTTCATCCGGTCCAGAACGTTGAACTTCCGGCAGACATATTCCAGTGAGCCAACAAGCATGTCATAGTTCTCATCACGTCCGATCAGCAACCGGTGAAGCTCCATCTCAGGACCAACACGGTCCTTGCCGGTCAGCCATTCCTTCTTCATGTCAATCATGATGGTGATCTGATAACGGATCCGGGACTGATCATGAGTGTTTGTCTCTGTCCCGGTGGCACTCTCAACACCACCACTGATGCAGACCGCCGGGAAGTTGAGCTGATTCTGAGCAATGATCATTGGCGTTCCATAGTAGTATCTGCCCTTCAGTTCCTTGAAGGCGTGCTCTTCAAACAAGCTCACAAGCTTTTGAGCTATTGGATCACGGTATGTGGTTGAATTGCTTTTCATCTTTGTCCTCTCAATGCATACACTATGTACTTCTGGAATGCCTTGAATATCTCATCTCTCATTGTAGCATCTATCTGAAGCATCACACGCCGGGGAAGGTTGCTCTTCCGGGGCTGATTGCTTTGGTGGTAGGGGAACTTGAAGTCATCATTGCCAACCATTGCATAGTCTGAATTGGATTCCTTGAAGAATCCCTTCCTCATGTCACCGCTCTTCTCAAGCAACGGGTGAGTCTGAGGTGGGATGGTTGGCTTCCGGGGTGCCCATCCACCGAACCGTCCACCACGCTTATCAAAGTTATCTTCAACGGCATCCATCATGATGTCTGCAGCTTCTGACATTGGCTCAGAGAAGTCCGTCAGGTGATCAATGGTGATGCCTAACTCAGCGGAGATCTGCTTGTCTCCCTCAATCTCAAAGCCTATATTCATGCCCATGAGAACTCCTTCAGCTCAACGGTCTGACCGGCAAGATCATGAGTTGAGTCTTCTAAGAATTGGATTCTGCCATCAGTCACAAAGGAGTGGCAGCGTCTCTCCTGTCTCCATTCAGCAAACTCTTCAGAAGCATCAGGATTGGCAGGGTATGTGACAAGCAATGACGGTGTGAATGTTGGCTTCTCTTCATTGCCGTTGAAGGACCAACGCTCATCAATCTGATGGACATCTTTGCAGCCGGGACAACTGAATGCCCATCCACCTTTGAGCTTATCAAGAACTGCCATGTCACACGTCCGGGTTGATGGGGAAGCTTCCAGATCCGGGATGACGGAAGAACTTCTCATGCTCATCCGTGCCCACAAGATATGGATCATCACCAAAGATGGTCCCCTTACTTTGAACCACTAC